GGATATAAATCATGGCTATTACTGCTGCGAGTTTAGATACCCTGAGTTCGGTACTTAAGGATTTTTACCTAGGACCAATTCAGGATCAATTGAATCAAGAGGTACTCGCTCTTGACTTGTTTGAAAAAGCAACCGTTGACTGGAACGGTAAACAGGTTATCATACCTGTCCACGTCGGAAGAAATACAGGGGTTGGCTTCAGGGCTGAAGGTGGTACGCTACCCGATGCTAATGCACAGGATTTTGCAAATCTTACTGTGACCGCTAAGTTCCTGTATGGTCGTTTTACTATTACTGGACCAGCAATTGCTGCTGCTAAGTCTGGTGGTAAGAATTCATTTATCGGTTATGTTGATGCCGAAATGAATAAGTTGGTTAATGATGTTCGTAATGAGGCTAATAAAACCTGTTTCTCAGGTGGTGATGTTGTCGGTTATTTGAACGAAAAAAAGGATGCAGGTGTTGGTGTTGCATGGGACTTTACTGGTGATATCGCTAAGGCTCAGGCAACGCAGGATCTTGTACAGGCTGAAGGTAACCAATTGGCTTTTGATGTTATCCGAATGGATACCTATGCGGTACTCGGTGATGATATCCAAGTAGGAAATATTACTGATGGCATGCTTACAACTGGTCAGGTCGATCTAGAGAATGCTCTGGATAGTAGTGCTGTACCAGAAGGTGTCGCTCTTGCTTGTGTGATGGTTGAGGATGGTGGTCAGGCAAGTGCTGCGATCGCCGCTTTGGCTGATGAACCTACTGGTATCTTCGGTAACCTCTCTAGTGTTTCACACTTTGGAGTTGATCGTTCTGATGCTGGTGGTAACAATGAGGCTCTACAGTCTGTTGTTCACTGTGTACAGAGTGCTGATGGTGGTGGAGATCCACGGGCTGATATCAGCCTTGGTGAGCTACAGAGGCTTCTTGATGAGATTTCAATTGCCTCTGATGGTGTTCCTAATCTATTCTTGGTGCATCCTAGTTTCCGACAGGAGTATGCTCAGATTCTTATGGGTACTTCTGCTGGTAATCTTACTAAGGAAGTTAGCAATGTTGGTAAGGCAGATGGTGGTTTCGCTTCTCTGTCTTATAATAACATCGCTTTCAGAGTGTCTCGTCACGCTCCGAAGGGTGGTGTTATTGCACTAAAGACTGATACTTGGAAGCTCTGTCAACTAGAGGCTGGTGGCTTCGCTGATCTTGATGGTAACGTACTTAGTCGTCGTTCTGCTCAAGATGAGTGGGAAGGTTTCTATCGTTGGTATTATGACGTAACTTGTCTCCGACCAAATGCTAATGGGGCACTGATTGGACTCAACTACCCAGGTGCTGCATAAGCCTTAGGCTAGGCTAAACTAAGCTTATCAAGGGGCAGGATGGTTCACATCGGACTGTCCTGCCCCTTGTTTTTTAAGGAGTTGATATGGATAATCTATTACCAGTTTTTATCTTTCTTGGTATTTTGTTTGGAGTCCAAGTGAATATTCTCACTTGGCTTTTTATTAGAAGGACATATCGTACTCTTAAGATTGAAGAAGGCTTTGAAGATAAACAATCAATTGAAAGTGTATCAGATATAGGGAGCATAGAAGCATGGCACTAAAAGGATTTGGAGAAAGAGAATATGGCTTTCAAGGTTTGCCTAAAAGCAGATATGAAGAGGCTATTAAAGCTAGAAAGGCTGCTGCTGAACAAATGGTAGCGGAAGCAGAAAAGAGAGGTAAGGGTGCAGCAACCATGGCTGCTAAGTGGATTCCTAGAATTGCTGGTACTGCTATTGGTGCTTTTGGTGGTCAACCAATGGCAGGATATCAGGCAGGTGCTGCTGTTGGAGATATAGCTGCAGGTGTTATTCAAGAAGATGAAGCTGCAGTAATGCGTGGTTTAGAACAGGCACCACAAGCTATAGCGGGTGGAATGAAGGTAGCTGAAGGGCTTGAAGGTGCTGCTCCAATAGGACCAACAGGTAAACCTAGTTTGGGAGATTACGCTAGTCAACTTGAGATTGATCCTGACTTAAGGGGATTGGATGCTGACAATATTCTTCAAGGGATGACACCACAAATGCAAGAATTTTATGCGTCACTTTCTCCAGAGATGAAACAAGAATTCTTATTTAATCAATTGCAAAGCCAACAGCTTAAGCTACCTGGGTTTGGTGCTGAATAATGGCAGATAAGCTACCATCAGAATTTGCTAGTCAACTAGAACAATCAAAAAATGATAAGACTACAGAATCTCGTCTATGGGATCTATGTTTACTATATCTTGAAGGTCAACAGTATGTTTCATATGACAGAACCTTAAGACAGTATGTAACTTCGTCAGGACAACAAAGACCTACCAAATATGTAATCAATCTTCTTATAAACATTTATAGACATATTACTTCTAGACTGTCTGTTGAGTATCCATCAATTTCAGTTCTTCCTGCTTCTCCTTCAACAGAAGATATCCTTAAAGCTAAGTCATCAGAAGAAGCACTTAAATACTTTTGGCATCAGAATGATATGAAAACTGTAATCCATGATGCTATTAAATGGATGGTATCATGTGGCAATGTAGGCTTACATACAGTCTATGATCCTTCTACAGATAATGTAAGAGTTGAAGCAGTATCACCTTATAATGTATATTATGAGCCAGGAGTACGAACACCTGAAGAAAGTAGATGGGTTGCTGTACGAACTATTGTTCCTAGACAGGCTTTAGCAGAAGCATATCCTAAAAAGAAGAAAGATATCCTTAAAATGTCTGATGGTGATATAGGACAAGAAGGTCCAAGTAAATACAAAGATCAGCTAAAGGACAGAGTTAATGTATATGATGTATATTATGATGATGGTCGTTATGGTGTCTATGCTGGTAAACAATGGCTCTTCGAAGGAACCTATCCAGCTAATTCTAAACCAGTAATTCTAATGCAATATACTGATATCCCATTTAGACTATGGGGGATTGGATTGGTTGCTAACCTTATTGATCTTCAGTCTCTTTATAATCGTTCTAGGAATCAGATTGTTGAAAATATAGATCTTATGAGTCATCCTAAGTGGCTTATTCCTAAGTCTGCTGGTGTTGCACAAAGTGCTATTAAAGGTAAGCCAGGAGAAAAGATTTATTTTAATTCTGCAGGAGGCGCTCCAACACAGATAGCTGGTGCTGGATTACCTGCACATGTGTTAAGTAACGTACAAACATTACAGAATGAGATGTTAGATGTTGCAGGATTGCACTCAACATCAATGGGTAAAAGAGCAGTTGGTATTAATTCTGCTGCTTCTATCAATGCATTATCACAGAATGATGCTTCTCAACTTCAGATGACACAACAGGATGTGGAAGAATCTATTAGAAAGATGGCTGGAACAGTTCTTCAATATATGAAAGAGCACTATACTTCTGAAAAGATGATGAGGATGATGGATAGTACAGGTAGAGTTGTTTTCAGAGCAATCAAAGGTACCGATCTTGTTGATACACCTGAAGTCTTTTTAGAGGCTGGTTCATTGTTTAGGGATGAGACTAATGATAGATTCCAAAAGGTTGTACAGATGATGCAACTAGGTCTTATTAGTAAGGGTGATGCAATGCAAGAGTTGGCTTTCAAGACTTCTAATAAGTTCCTATTGGATAAGATTGCTGCCATGGCTCATGCTCAAGAGATGCTTAAGGGTGTCATTGCTGGTAAATCTGTACAGGTGTTCCCATCAGATGATACATCAACATTTATTGAAGTATGGGATGAATTCATGAAGACTGAAGAGTTCTATCAATTAGATCCTCAGACTCAAGATAATCTAGCTTCATATCTTGAAGAATTCCATATGATACAGGCTAATCAAGCACAGACTGTAAGAGAACAGGCACAAATAAAACAACCTTCAGCACAAGAACTAAAGAATATTGCTGCTCAAAAGACTGGTAAGCTTAGCAAACCACTATCACCATTTAATCCTCAAGATGTATTAGGTGCAATGCCTACACAACAGGGTCAAGCTGGTGGCACAGTAAGTAGAAGAGGACCACAAAGAGTTCAAGGTACACCTGAAGAAGCTGGTGCTAGAAGGGCTGAGGCTGCCTTAGCTACTAAGATGGGAGGTGGAGGCTAATGAATGTAGGACAAGTAAAAGCTTTATTCAAAGACTTTATTGATGAAGCAGATACAACTTTTATTTCAAGTGCTAACGTAGCACTCTATTGTGAGATTGGTTATAACCAGTTTAGGAATGTAGTCAATGAATGTGACCCATCATACTACATGGAAGATTATGAACTTTCCTTAGTTGATGGTGAAATGGATCTTTCAACAACTGCAGTATCAGGTGAAGCAGGTAAGTTCCTATTAGGAGATCCTGCAGATGCTCCAGCCAAAGGACAACTATCTAGATTAGTTAAAGTAGCTTCAATTGGTACCTCAGGTGATTTGACTCCAGCCTTTTATTATACTGCTGCACAAGGTAGAGATGAACTTCAAATAACAGCAGATTCATTTGTATTAGAAGGAACAGTTCTAAGATTTAGTGGCAAGATAACTGATACCATCAGACTATATTATCTTCCTAAAACTACAGTTGATTTTACTGAAGCAGATGCAACATTGATTGATGACCTTACAGAGTTTCATGATTTGATAGTTCTATTTGCTTATGGCAATTATGCTATTAGGGATGGTGCTGGTAATCAACAAATTGCTTTACAAGGAAAGACTAGAGAAGAAGCATTTAGAGCATATCTTGAAAGAGGCAGAAACTTTGGTGCTGCTGACCATGTAGGGTATGTAGATTAATGGCTGTTAATGGTACCGAAAAAGAGCTTATTGCAAATGGTATTAATGCTGATAAGCAAAGTAAGGGTCCATATATTCAGAATATGGATCGACATATCAATTGGAAAGTTAGAAAAGGATTTGGACAATCTACACAGTTTGATTCTACTTTTGGCTTAGAAGCAATTGATTATCAAAAGCATCTTGGTTCACACTATATTAAAACCAACTTTGGTCATGAGCAAATTCTAACTGTTATTGCTGCTACAATTAATACAGGTAATCTTATAAGAACAACCAGTAGATCTGCACCAAATACAAGTACTTGGACACCACAAGAACCTAATGGTGCTTATATTACAGCTTATCTTGTAACAATTTATGATATTACTACAGATGAAGTTTATGAAGAAATGTTGTATCCTAAAACAGATTCTGATAATAGAACACTTAGGGAACAGAATTCTCTTTATGAAACTAATAGATCTAGATCATATGAAAAATATATACATGCAGAATACCAAAAGCAATTCTTCTTTCAAGAAATGGACGATGTAGTTTATTTTGGTGATAAGAGAGCAGGTATTTGGGCTTATATTCCAGCTACATTTAGAAAGACAAAGATCCAACAAGTATCAAATCATGATTCATGGGAATGGCATACCTTTCTAGGTGAGAGTTCTATAATTCGTAGAATGGTTCCTTCAGAGGGTGCCTTTTCAGATGCTTATTCATATCTTACTGCTGCAGAGTTTCCTAATCCTGATGATATCACTGCTGTATTGGGTAGATTAGTTTATGTTGCTAATAAGACTTTATGGTTTAGTGATGTAGGAAAGCCAGGAAGTATTGTAGCAGATAACTATATTCTAATTCCATCAGAGAATGATGTAACTGCTATTCAAGAATTGCAAGGTAATATATTAATCTTTACTGCAAATGAGTTATTCTTCTATCGTCCTTCTGCGGGATTCTTAGCTACTAATGGTACGATCCAAAAGGTTTCAAATACTATAGGTTGCTTAAATCCCAATGCAGTTGTTGTTGCTGAAGGTAGTGCATTATGGGTAGATGACACTGGTGTTTATAGTACTAGTAATGGTCTAAATATCAATAAGCTTTCAGAGGGTATTGAAACGCTTTGGACTAAGCATATTAGTAATCCTTTAACACAATATTATCAAGCATCTGGGGTGATTGACTCAACAGATTTAACTAGAGATAATCCCTCAATAGTACTTCAATTCAATTCTGAAGATGTATCAGTTACGTTTGATCATCTTAGACAGAACCTTGTGTTTTCTATACCTCAAGAAGATTTTGCTATGGTTCTTAATAATAATGGTTGGGGTATATGGAACTTTGAATCAGTAGCTGCTGCATCAGGTACTATCAAAGCTACTAAAAATATTACTAGACCATTCTTTGTAATGGGTGAAACTAATTTATATCTAATTGGTTCTGCAGAAACACTAACAATGGATGATCAGGCACAATTTACACAAACTTCACCAGATGTTGAACTAAATGAAGATTGGGCAACTGAATCATTTTATATTCTAGAATATGGTAAGGGTGGTGGCTTAGATAGAAACATTGAATACTTTGCTGAAGATGATCGTAGGGTCAATGGCAAGTATTATAATATGACTTCAGTTGCAACAGGTAAGGTACCCACTTCTAGATTTAATGCAGTTTATATCGATCCGTGGATTAAAGTTGATAGAGGTTATAAACTAAGTGATTCTATATCAGCACCAACAGATACAGATACTTACTTACTTCCTTTTATAGCTGTACCTGATAGAGATTTTAATTGGGGCGGTACTATTGCTTATCCTCCTGACCAAATAACAATTCAATTCTTTTTTGATAATACACATTGGATACCAATTTTTACTTCAGGTACAGCTACCACCGTTAAAGCAATCTTCCCAGCAGAGAGACTGGCAACTGATGCTGGTGTAACAGTTACTTGCAGAAATGGTGCTGGAGGGGCTGGGGCTAGAAGTGGTAATTTTATTGATATTACCATGGATGCTGATGGGTTAGGGCACAAATATGATCCCTATTTTAATCTAAATAATCAATATAGAAATAGACTATTTTGGTTGCCATTCACATGGGCTGGTGATAACCCAGGAGCAATATCTGTTAATTCAATGGGTATAGAAGGATATGATATCAACTTCACGAATACAGAAGGTGGTACAGGCAACACATATGTAGAT